TAGCTGCAAACTCTACACCTTTACTTGTACTAAATGCATCAACATTCATAATTAAAATATGTAGATCTTCACCGGGTTCAAATAAAGTATCTAATTTTTGTTGTTGTGATTTAGTAATGTTAGCTTGCCATAACACCATTTTTTTGTCTACATGATCAACCATGTGTGTAGGTATTTCTGAATCAAACCAATTTTTATACACACCTTTAGGTGCAACTAATAAAAATCCATTTATTTTACCTTTGTCATAAAGCATTGATACGTTATCAATTAATACTTTAGATTTACCTGTACCCATTTCCATAAAGTATGCAAATAGTTCTTTGTTATGAGACTTCTTAAGAGCTTTTAACTGATGCTCATACGGCTTAGTTTTAAATTTATAGTTCATAGTATTTCTTCTTTCTATTGACACGCATACCAAAACATATATAACAAGTCAATAGGAAAGTTATATGGCGCTAACAACATTAAATACAATACCAACTCAAAGTAATGAGCCATTTGTTTATGTCATTCAAGAATTACCAGGGACTAAAATAGGTAGTCCTAAATTTAATATTATGGGAGCTCAAAAATATGGCAAATTAAAAGTGCTGCTTCCAGAACATTCACAAATTATTTTATCACCAGGACCTTTAATTTTTAAATTAAGAAAATTATTAGATAAATATACCGAAAAAGATTATTTACTACTTACAGGCGATCCAGCTATTATAGGAGTTGCATGTTCTATTGTTGCAGATAAGACACAAGGTAGATTTAATTTACTAAAGTGGGACAGACAAGAAAAAATGTATTACCCCATAGAAATTAACATATATGAAAAAGGAAAGATTGAAGATTAAGCTTGACATAGGATATTATGACATTATATTAACAACATCATTAACTACTACGAAAGGTAAAAAGACATGAGTATAAATCTAGAAGAAGACAAAGTTGATTCGTTAGCTAATAAAAGCACTAACGACATTAAAGAATTATCTGCCCAGGTTGTAAAGCTAAGAACCTTGGAAGATAAAGTTGCAGCAAAAGAAGAAGAATTAAAAAAACTAAAAAAGGATATGGACGTTTTATCTGGAGAGGTTATACCTACGATGATGACAGAAATGAATATATCAAAATTTAGTTTAGCAGATGGTGCAGGTGTACAATGCATGCCCGTCTATGGTGCTTCTATTCCTAAAGCAAAAGAGGAAGAAGCATTTAACTGGCTTCGTAACAATGGCTTGGGTGACATAATTAAAAATATGATCACCGTTTCCTTTGGTCGTAACGAAGATAACAAGGCGGCAAATTTTGCTGTCCTTGCGCAAGGTCAAGGATTTCAACCTACCCAGAAGTTAAAGGTTGAACCTATGACACTTAAAGCATTGGTTCGTGAGCGTCTTGAGTCTGGGAAAGAGATGCCCACGGATCTATTTAACGTGTTCGCAGGAAACAGAACCAAAATAACAAGGAAATAGAAACATGAACAAAGAACCGACGATAAAGAAAAATGGTGCACTAGCTACAAATGTAGTATTTGAGGCTGATGCAGCAGTACAAACTGGAACGGTAACACAAGATGATCTTGCATTGCCATTTCTTAAAATACTTGGTCAGTTATCTCCTGAAGTAAACAAGAGAGACGGAAAGTATGTGGAAGGTGCTGAACCTGGAATGATATACAATTCAGTAACAGGTGAACTTTTCAATGGTGAACAAGGAGTCCAAGTGATTCCATGTTACTACAAGCTCGAGTATGTTGAGTGGAAAGATAGAGGAAAAGATGGATCAGGTGCTCCGGTCAATATTTATCCTTCATCAAGTGACATCATGACTAAAACAACTAGAGGTGCAGACTTCAAAGATAGATTACCAAATGGTAATTACATTGAAAAAACTGCACAACATTTTGTTATAGCTAATGGAAGTACACCAACTACTGCGTTGATTGCTATGAAATCTACTCAATTAAAAATTAGTAGAAAATGGAATAGCATGATGCAAAGTATAAAACTGCAGGGAAAAAACGGATTGTTTACTCCTGCATCTTTTAGCCATCTTTATCAACTAAAAACCGTACAACAGTCTAACGACAAAGGTACATGGTTTGGTTGGGAAGTGAGCAAGATAGGTCCAATTGAGGATGCTGCACTGTATCAACAAGCTAGAAGTTTTTCTGAAAGCATTTCTAAAGGAGATGTTCAAGTTAAACACGGTGAGGATGATACTGCTAAAGCAACCGATGGGGCAGCTCACTACTAGAATTCCTTAAAAGGAATTGTTGCAACTGGGGTGGTGAAGCGAGAGTGGATCCACCCCTAATAATATAAAGATGGAAGAAAAATTTATAGATATATTTACAGGTCTTAAGAGAGACTATGGTTATGCAGATATAAACTCTGCATACAAAGATCCGTCTACAGGTAAACTTAAATTAAAATATGGCTGGGCAGCGAAAGAACTTTTAGAATCAGATTATTTAGATCATCTTTCTGGTAAAAAATCTATAGGTATTCAGCCCTGTGATGATGATGGTTTAGCAAAATTTGGAGCCATAGATATAGACTCTGATGAATATGACAACTTTGATTTAAGAAAATATTTAGAAATAATAGATAAAAAAAATATTCCAGTAGTTCCAGTTAAATCTAAAAGTGGTGGACTCCACATATATGTATTTTTTAAAGAACCAGTTAAAGCTAGTTTTGTTAGAAATTTTTTAGATAAATTATTATTTACATTTGATTTAAAAGCTTCAACAGAAATATTTCCAAAACAAACTCAACTAGGAATTGGTTCAGATAGTAAACCTATTAATGGTAATTTTATAAACTTACCTTATTATAATCGTAATGAAAGAGTCGGTGTAAATCTAGATGGAACTGAGTTTACCTTTGATCAATTTATAAAAGTCGTCGAGGCTAACACAAAGACTAAAGAAGATCTAGAAGAATTTGCTACGGAACTTATGCGATTAGAATTAACAGGTGGTGCAGATGAATTTGCCGATGGTCCTGTTTGTTTACAAAGATTATCTAAATCTAAGTTAGATGATTATAGAGATCGATTTATTTATAACTATATGGTGTTTGCTAAAAAGAAATATCCTGACAACTGGGAAGAAAAACTTTTAGAAGGTGCAAGAAATTATATTGTTTACGATAATATATGGGGAGACGAAAAAGTAAAACAAAAAATTAAAGCGTATAAAAAAGATACCGCAGGCCATACTTGTTCAGAAGAACCTATTAATAGTATGTGTGTTAAATCAGAATGTTTGAAAAGAAAATTTGGTGTAGCCTCTGATAAAGTTAAAAAATTTCCTGCATTATCTGCATTAATTAAAATAGATTATTCTCCTGAACCAGAATTTAGATTCACTGTACATTACAATGACAAAGTAGAAGGTGAAACTACGCAGCAGATAATTGCTAGAGATATTAATTACATCATGGACCAAGAAAAGCTTAGACGTTTAATTGGGGCTCATACCCCTATTCCACCACCACGAATCAAGGGTGATGATATGCAAAATATTTTAGATAACCTATGGCAAGGAATGAAAACAGAAAAAGCTCCTCCAGGTACATCACCAAAAGAAATACTTCATAAACATTTAGATGATTATATTCATGGTGTGCCAGCAGTTAGTGATGCTTCATTTAGAAGTGGCAGCACATTAATTGATGATGGTTTTGCATATTTTGTATTTGATCCTTTTTATAATTTTTTAAAAAACAAAGAATGGAAATCTAAAATTGATAGGACAGGACAAATGATGATGGACTTTTTTGGAGCAGAACTACGGAGTCTTAAACGATATCCTAAAAAAGAAACAGAAAAGAAATCACATAACCCAGTAAGATGTGTTAAAATATCAATGACACATTTTGAAAGAGAAGAAAATCCAATTGAAATAATATCGATGAAAAGTAAAAAAGATATTCTTTAATGAAAAAAGTAACCAAGATATACGGTCCTCCAGGTACAGGTAAAACAGAAAAACTAATTAGAAGAACTATGGCCTACATTAGAATAGGCACTCCTATTGATAAGATAGGATACTTTGCATTTACTCGTAAAGCAGCTAACGAAGCAAAAGATCGTATGCTTAAAAAAAATTCACAATATAAAAAGAAACACTTAAAATATTTTCAAACATTACATTCATTAGCTTTTCATAGTCTAGGACTTAGAGAAGAAAATGTAATGCAAGATTATCATTACAATGATCTTGGTAAAGAATTAAGTGTAAGAGTTAATGCAAAAAAAGATATGGATGCTTCACCTTATTTAACTTGTGATAATGAATACTTTCAAATTATTTTAAAAGCAAAAGAAAAAGATATACCGGTGTGGGATGAATACTGCACCGGAGAACACTCTACAAATGTAGATCCTGATTTATTAAAACATATTGAAGCTAATTATAATAAATATAAACATCCCGATGTAAATAATTTAGTCGACTTTACAGACATGATTCATGACATAGTGCAGCAGCCACATAAAATTCCAGAATTTGATGTAGTGTTTATTGATGAAGCACAAGATTTATCTCCGATACAATGGAAATTATATGACATACTAAAATCTAAATCTAAAAAAGTTTATCTTGCAGGGGATGATGATCAAGCAATTTATGGTTGGGCAGGTGCAGATGTAGATAGATTTATACAAGAAGAAGCTGTAGAAAAAGTATTGTCTAAATCAAGAAGAATACCAAAAGCTGTCCAAGACATATCAGAAATTATTACCGCTAGAATTGAAGGACTTAGAGCAGATAAAAATTATTTACCTAGAGACGAGGAAGGTTTATGTAGTAAAATTAATAGTTTAGAGAATCTTGATTTATTTAGTCAGGATTGGTTAATCTTAACTAGAACCATATCTAGATCAAAAGAAATTTGTAATTTATTAAAAGTCAAAGGTTTATATTACGAAAATAAACATCAAAAAAGTTATAATACAAAGCTATACAAAGCAATTATTAACCATAGTAAATGGTTAAATGGAGAAACCATATCGGATACAGCGTTAGAAGATATCAAAGAATACATGGGCAACAGAGAACTTAAGAAAGATTTAAAATGGTTTGAATGTTTTGACAATGCACCAGCTGAAGATAAAATTTACATAAGACTTATGCTGTCCAATAAAGAAAAATTAAGTGATGAAGCAAGGATTAAAGTATCCACAATTCATGCAGCAAAAGGTGGGGAATGTGAGAACGTAATTTTAGTATTAGACAATGCTAAAAAAATAAGAGAAGCTACAATAAAAAGTGTAATAAAACGTGACGAAGAGCACAGAGTATGGTATGTAGGTTGTACGAGAGCAAAAAGAAACTTATATTTAATGAGAGCAAAAATTGAAAGGAAAGGATACCAACTATGACGAACAAAGATATATTTAATGATACTTTCCCGCAAGACCGCCAGGTAGGTGGATCTCACTATAAAAATTTTCACATTCAGCCCTATGAATTTATTTCAAAAAATAATCTCTCCTTCTTTCAAGGATGTGTTGTGAAGTATGTTTGTAGGTATTTATTTAAAAATAAAATAGAAGATTTACAAAAAATAATTCACTATTGTGAACTAGAGATATTAAAACTAAAAGACACAAAAAAATGAAAGTACCTTTATTTGAAGCACAGACAGAATGGAATGAACCAGAAGAGTATCCTGATCTAAGAAAATACGACGAGATCGCAATCGACTTAGAGACAAGAGATCCTGATTTAAAATCTAAAGGATCTGGATCTATCATTGGTAATGGAGAAGTTGTAGGCATAGCTGTTGCTGTACCCGGTAGAAAGTTTTATTTTCCAATTGCTCACGGATCAGGGCCAAACATGAATCGTAAAAAAACCTTAGAGTGGTTCAAGGATATTTGTGAGTCGGATGCTATAAAAATATTTCACAATGCTATGTATGATGTATGTTGGATTAAATCTATGGGTCTTAAAATAAACGGACAAATAGTAGACACTATGATTGCTGCATCATTAATTGATGAAAACAGATTTAGATTTGATTTAAATAGTTTGTCTTGGGATTATTTGGGTCATGGTAAAAATGAAGCTGCATTAAATGAAGAAGCAAAGTCTAGAGGACTAGATCCTAAAGCAGATATGTGGCAACTACCAGCAATGTATGTGGGATCTTACGCAGAAAAAGATGCTGAACTAACTTTAGAGCTGTGGCAAATATTTAAAAAAGAATTAATACACCAGGATGTTGAATCTATTTTTGAATTGGAAACTGATCTTTTTCCTTGTCTGGTAGACATGCGTTTCCTTGGAGTCCGAGTAGACGTTCAACGAGCTCATAAACTAAAGCAGCAGTTAACATTGCAAGAAAAAGAGCTCCTGCACAAAATAAAAAAAGAAACGCACATAGACGTTCAGCTAATGGCTGCAAGAAGTGTTGCGAAAGTTTTTGATAAACTTGGTTTACCGTACGAACGAACTGCAAAATCACAAGCTCCATCCTTTACTAAAAATTTTATTTCGAATCATAGTCACCCAGTAGTTAGAATGATTGCTCAAGCTAGAGAAGTTAATAAAGCTCATACTACTTTTATTGATACCATAATTAAACATGAACATAAAGGCAGGATCCATGCAGACATAAATCAAATAAGGTCGGATTATGGCGGAACTGTGACCGGTAGATTTAGCTATTCTAACCCTAATTTACAGCAACTTCCTGCCAGAAATAAGGATCTTGGACCTATGATTAGGTCTATATTTATACCTGAGAAGGATCATACATGGGGTTGTTTTGACTATTCTCAGCAAGAGCCTAGACTGGTAGTGCATTATGCAGCTCTTCACAAATTTCCATCTGTTAACGATGTTATAGATAATTATGAA